CTGAAATGTTGACGGGACGCGAATATCCAAAACACTTAGCTATGTCGCTCGTGGCGTTGAGTGCCATTTGCGTAGATAAAGCCATAGGAGCTATATACGGAATCTTGCTCAAAACTCCCATTGCTTTTGCCATAGCTGTTGCAGGACGTGATATAACTCCTTTTGTTGCTTGTTCCATTTCACCTGACTGCGGAGCTAGCGTAAAGGGTTCAACTGAAGTTAGTCCGGACAAAACAACGTCATCAGCCCAAGCAAAAACGCTAATCGTGACATTGTCAGTTGCAGCGTTAGCATGTTTTAAATTATTAAGAGACCTTATTGTTAAATTTCCCATATTGACCCAATTGGATGATGGCACGTTCAAATTGTTATAATAATAAAAGAACGGAAGCAACATCTCTCCACCAGTGGATAATGTCGGGTTTAAGAAAATATGTGGCAACTGGGAAACTTGCACCAGGTCTGCGGGTATCAATGCACGATTAGTGTTGAGTGTATTTAAATTGAAAAGTGGCATGTAAGCAGCGATGGCGCGCCCATAAAAGAAACCATTTCCATTCAACACTATCTTCACGTGCAATTTGCACCGTAATAATTTGTAATTGGATATGCGGTTAACAACTCGAGGGTTATTGAAATACAACGACCAAGGATCAAAATTGGAATATAACGCTGTTCCTGTTCCCCATCCTGTTTCAAATATCTTGATCGGACGTGAAAGGAAATGAGATAGAGAAGCGTCACTACTGTCCTGCGATAACCTAGTTGCGTCGTATACTGAAGTCACATCGCGCATATAAGTCGATTCCGCACTCGTGAACTCCAGATTTTGTTGTTTTTCATAGGATGCATTTGTTCGCACTGCACCCTCCTGTACGTCCCCACTGTGCGGGGAAAAAAGAAATAATCTGTTGGTGAGCATTTTCTGTTTCATGAAATAAGTAGAACACTCAATCTACCCAAACACTAGATCTAATAGGGGCTGTCCCCACTCCTAAATAAGAGGCACCATAAATGTACAAAGCCTACGTTTCAATACAAAGATCAAATAACTAATACGTGGTATCCATATATACATTCTCCGTTTCAACCACAGATGATTAATCTCCCCCGATGGAGTTCGGGGGTGTGTCAACTAAGTATTTTTCACGCCACTTAGAGACTCTTTTGTCGTAAGTATCCTGTAATTCTGGACACAAATGACTTAGCTGGGCTTTTTCAGCTATTTCCATTAATTCACGCTGCCGGCGCTCAAAAGTTT